GAAAATTTACGATTTATGTTAAATACTGGAAGTATATCTGCTAATGATTATTTAAGATTTGCAGCTCCAGTAAGGGCTGGACATATGGTTACTGTTGACTCTCAATTACACGGCGTACAAGCTAGACCTGCTTTAGTAACATCAATGATATATTATGAAACTGCAGGAAAAGCATATACGGATATGGAAACTATAGGTTTCAGAGACGGAAGTATAAAAAATGACGGTACTTTAGATTTATCAAAAGTAGTGGCTGCTAGAAGACCTAATGTTAGTAACCTTGATGATATGGTGGATGATGATTATGGAGGGTCATATACTTTTGAAGATTACAAACCACATTATAGAGGGCAATTTTATCCGGGCAAAAGTAGTAGTTCAGACTCATCAGGTACAATAACAGAACTAGATGATAATGTATCATGGAACGCTGGGACTTTATATGTAGGCACAGAAACTTATTCGATAAATGCTGGTTGTACAGATGGGGCAACGTATGGTATTAACGGGGATTTAGCTAATAGTGATGATGACCATGATGGTAATCCTAATACACATTATATTATTTTCTTTGACCCACATGTGTCCACATCTGAATTTATAACTTTAACAGAAGAACTCTATGAACAACGAAACTCTAGTGTAGGAAGAAGTTCTTCTACAGGTTCTGGTGATTTATATCCTTTATCTGCTCAAAATTTAAAAATAGCTAGAGTAGGGGCTAGTTCAATAGGTGCAAATGCTAGAATAGAATTATTTATAAGTCAGGGGGCTCCTACCGATGCAGAGACATCTGCTACAGATAGCACTATTGTATATGCTCAAGGTAGTATAGGAGGAGCTGCGTTAGCGGGGGATGTTGCTACACACTGGAGACCATCAAGAAATGCCACTAGTGCAAGTGATATTGATGCATTTTCTTTAGGCACAAGTTCAGCTATTTGGAAAGACGTACATGCAAAAAATGGTAGTATAAATACTAGTTCAGATAGAAGAGAAAAGAAAAATATAAAACCTATAAAATTAGGGCTTGATTTTATTAATGATTTAAATCCTGTAAGTTTTGAATGGCAAGCAGATAATAATGGCTATACAAATCAAGGAATAATCGCTCAGGAAGTTTTAGATGTATTAGCTAAATATAACATGACTAATATGTTAGATTTTACTGGAATTAAATTTGATGAAAAAACACAAAGATACATAGCTAATTATAATGAGTTCTTAGCTCCTATGATGAAAGCAATACAAGAGTTATCTGATAAAGTAGATAAATTAGAAAATGAAGGCAAAGAATAAAGTTGTTAGACTTAGGAAACAAAACCCTTTTATGTCTACAGCTGAAATTGCAAGAAGAGTAGGAATAACTAGACAGTCTGCGAGTGAGTTTTTATTACGAAACAATCTAGAAACCAACCCACCTAAACCTAAACTTGTGGTATACTGTAAAGTATGTAGGTTGGCAACTACGGACCGTTACGGACTACATGATGGTGAATGTAGATTCAGGTGGAACAGAATAAAACTGACTTGCTCTTTTTGCAAAGTTCCTTTTTATAGGAGCCGGAAAAGAATAATGCAGGGATATAGATTAAAATTAAAGAATGTTTATTGCACACGAGAGTGCTATCAAACATATAGGAAACAAAATGCAAATGAAAATAGACAACGACCTGATACTACAATGGGAGCCGAAGATTAATAAAATGTTGTCAAACATTTATATACAAGGTTACGATAGAGATGACCTTGCACAAGAATTACGAATGATAGTTCTTAAAGCAGCTAAGTTATATAAACCAAATAGAAACGCTATATTTCATACATACTTACATACAGCTATGGTAAATAGATTAAAAACACTATGGTTGCAAGCAAGTAAAAAGATACAAAGTTATAGTTTAGATTTAGAAACCGCAGAAGATGATAACTCATATAGACTAAGTGACTTTGTTAAACAACTAGATGTAAACTTAGATGAAGTAGAGTTTGTAGATTATTTAGACTCACTTAAGTTAGATAAAGGTGAAAAAGAGTTCTTACTTAAAAAATTTCAAAACCACACTATGAAGGACATAGAACAACAGTTAAAAAGTATTTCTGACACAAAGATTGTCAATGGACAGGAAGTTGTGGTAAACTACTCCATATACAAAGTGAAAAAATCGCTAAGAAATAAATTAAACGAAGAGAAATAGTATTGGAAAATTTTAATTTTATAGAGTCTGCAGTCATTTTTAGTCTGTGTGAATCGAGTAATTATAAACACTTTACTCATTCACCCAAAGATTTTGCAGAACATGGAGAAACATTTAAGTTTATACAGGACCATATCGACACTTATAAGGACTTTCCTAAACCAGAGTTACTAATAGAGAAGTTTGATACGTTAAAACCTGATGCACAGTCAGTTAATTTTAATTATGCCCTTGATGAATTTAGTAAACAGGTTATGTTTAGAAATATAGTAAACACTATTAACTCTAATCAAGCCATATTAGACGAGAATCCTAAGAAAGCATTAGGTAGTTTGATAGAGGGTCTAAGTGACATAGAGATATTACATGATGAAGATGTAAATCAATACGATAATGGGGCACTAGATAGGTATGAAGAGTGGAAAAGGCGTAGTAGCATTAGGCAAATGGGGGATGGATTGATAGGTATACGCACTCCTTTCCATTTAATTAACGCATCTGGTGTTGGTTGGCAACCCGGTGACTTAATTACGTCTTATGCTAGACCTACAGTGGGTAAAACATGGTTATGTTGTAAATTAGCAGCAGATGCTGTGCGTAGTGGGCATAAAACACTGCTTGTATCTACAGAAATGCCTACATCAGCTATAGCTTTGCGTATGGATGTACTATTAGGGCACTCATTAGGCTATAAACTATCACATAGTGCTCTTAGAAACGGTAAAGAGATAGATGAAGGCGAATATAAACGCTTTTTAGAAGAAGTAAACTACAAAAACCTACTAGTATGTGACCATATTAGTGGAGAAGACAGTATATCACTACCTAGTATTACTAATTTAGTGCGTAAGTATAGTCCAGATGTGTTAATTATCGATGGGGTATACTTAGTTTCCACTGCAGATAAGAATAAAGCTGCATGGGAACAGTCACATTCATTGTTTTATGGACTTAAGACGATGGCACTATCTACAAATACTACTGTGGTTGCTTCAACACAAGCAACTAGGGATGCAGCAAACATGTATTCACAACCTACGGCAGGTCAAGTAGCTTTTGGAGATGCTTTAATAAGGGCATCAGACGTAGCCATATCTATGTGTATGATAGAAGATGAACCACAATTAAGAGAAATAGCATTTCAGAAATATCGGGATGGCGATTTAGGAGCATCCACTACAGAATTTATCTGGGATGTTGATAAAGGTAGAATAGAGGAGAACCATGACACGTTTGATTAATTTAAAATGCGGAAAATGTTCCGCTAACGGTACATTACGAGTGGGTAAAACCATAGTTGATACAAATGAATTACTTAATAAAAAAGTTTTAGGCTTGGTAAAGAATGACCCATATTGTTTTCAGTGTGGTATGACATTTCCTGAAGGCTTTTGGAGGGAAAGTAATGGTTACTTATACCGCGTACAGAGTAAATAGCATGATTGATTGGACACAAGCTCTGCTTAATTTAGGCATAGATGTGCCTGTGGGTAGTGATGAAATATCTATACTTTGCCCTTTTCATGATGATAACTCAGAATCTTGTTCTATAAATTTAGATAAGGGCGTGTGGATATGTTTTGCAGGATGTGGTCAGGGTAGTTTAAAAAGTTTTATACAAGAATATAAAGATTGGAACTTTAAACAAGTAAACCAATACTTAGTAGGTTATAAAGATACGCACAGTAAAAGATTATTTATTGAACCACCTCTTGTAGAAGAAGGACCTTTACCAGAAGTTAATGTGCCTTTTAAGTTAGGCATGGTCCCTAAATGGATATTTGATAGAGGGTTTGATAAACAGAGTATGAAAAAATGGTTGTGTGGTATAACTCCCGCAAACGGATTAATAATACCTGTTAAAGATATTAATTTTAGAACAGTAGGTTGGATTACTAGACAGGAAAAACAAATACCTAAGTACTTATATTCTAAAGGACTTAAAAAATCTCACATATTATTTGGACAGCCTTATATACGGGACTGTGAATATGTATGTGTTACAGAGGGACCTTTGGATGCTATGTGGCTTAATCAATTAGGATTTCCAGCTGTTGCTTTATTGGGCATGAGTATGTCAGAAAAGCAAAAAGATTTAATATTGACTTTACCCACTAAAGAGATTATACTATGTTTAGATAATGATGCGGCGGGACAGAAAGGTAAAAAGAGAGCTTTTGAATTATTAGATAATAAAATTAAAGTATCTCATATAGATATACCTAAAGAATATAAAGATGTGCAAGACATCAAATCTTATGGTATACTAAAAAATGTAATTAAAAATAAAAGATACTGGTAAAGGAGGCTTAATGTCAGGAATCAGTATGATACAAAATACAATACAGAATAAAGAAAGCAGGACACCTAACGGGTCAGAATCTTCTGGAAAAGAAGTTTGGCTTAAAGATGGAGACCAAGTTTTTATGAAAAGTATTGCCACAGGTGAAGAAGGCGATATTCACTTAGATGATTTTCATGTATATGAATTTCAACAAGGCATGGATAAAAGTTGGACTAGCGTATTAGTTGTAGACGGAGAACCCGTTGCATCTGTACCTAGCGAAGCTATGGTTTATGAAGATGGAAGAAGAAGACAACCACGACATAAGTTTGCACTTTGGGTGTATGTAACAGAGATAATGCATGCAGAACAAAGAGTAGACTCATGGGAAGAAGTTACTAGCCCATCTGGTAGTAAACTATTTAAAGAAACTGTTAACGATTTTAAAGTTTTAACTCTATCTTTTGGAGCACAGAACAGTAATTGGAATCAGTTCGTAGACATCTTTGAAGATAATGGCTCATTAAGTAAGTCTGTTATCAGAGTAAAAAGACGAGGTAGTGCATTAGACACTACATACACAATCACTTCTACATCAGGAAGCATTGAGTTACCTGATGACAAACAAGCAGAAGTGCAGAATCTTACACCTATTAAAGAGTATTTAGGTCAGAGATATGGTACTAGCGATGTACCATCTTCTGACAACGTACCATCAGATGCTGTAAGCGTTGATGACGATGACGACTCTTTATTCTAGGTTAACAACCTCCATAACTAAAGACTCTCCGGCTTATGTCCTGCCGGGGGGTCTTGCTAATTCAAATATGATAGTAACTTCAGACACATTTACAGAGACATTAAATTCACTACCTAAAGTATCAGAGTGGATTATTGATGTAGAAACTAACGGATTAAATCCTTATGACATGAATCAAATATGTGGTATAGGATTAGTGCCTGTGACTGATAGGGACTCTCAAATTTATTATTTTCCTTTTAGACATCAAGCTATATACGATGAACCTTTCTATAAACAAATACCATCTACTAAAATAGTTAAAACTAAAAATGACGATGGAGAAGTTATTAACCAAGAAGAGGTGCCCACTACAATTTGGGCAGAAGATACTGATGTGGTTGAGTATAATAACTTATCACAAGCCCAGCTTAATGAATTAGTAGGGTTTATTAATGATAATTGCAAAACTTTAATCGGATATAATGTAAAGTTTGATGCAAAGTTCCTAGAGAACGAAGGCATCAATGTACCTAATATGAATCTTGTAGATGTATTAGTTATGGTGCGAATGACTGAACCTACAACTATGAATAGGCTTAGTCTTACAGATACTATTATTAGAAGTTACGGGGAAAATGCTGGATTATATGATATTGAAACTAAAAAAATATTAAGAAAGCACTCTTGGAATAAGAACTTTGCTACAGCACCTCCATATTATTTAGGACCTTATTGTGTACAAGATGTGTATTGGACAAGAAAAGTTTATCAAGATAGATTGCGTAATTTAGAATTATCAAAACAACTAGATTTATTTAGATTTCAAAATGATTTAACTAAAACACTATACATGATGGAAAAACGGGGTGTATTAATAAATAATAAATATGCTAAAGAAGCCTATGATAAAACTTTAATACGAATAGATGTGTTAAAAAACAGAATATATGAATTAGTGGGGCATGAGTTTAATATTAGTAGCACTAAACAACTAGGGGAAACATTTAATGCTATGGGTATACACTCTCCATTACGCACTGCAAAAGGTGCTGAGGCGTGGAATGAAGAAGCCCTTGTAAGATTAAACTCACCACTAGCCGGATTGATAAGACAATACAGAGCATTAGAAAAGATAAGGTCTACATATATAGAGCCTTACTTAGAGCTGCCTGTGCTTCACACTAGCTTTAATAATTGGGGCACAGTAACAGGTAGATTATCATCTAGCTCTCCTAACTTACAGAATATACCTAGAGATACAGTTTATATTGAAGATAGGCAGCTATCTGAATCTGATAAAGCAGATGTTAGAGATAGAGTTGCTGCTATAGTATCTAGTAAAGGTGGTAACTCAAGCACTGAATTAACTGATGAAGTGTTAGATACATGGAGTTTTTTAGGTGGCGATAAGTTTAACGCTAATGATGATAGACAAATTGCCATTAGAAACTTATTTATACCTAGAGATGACTACAAAATGATAGCGTATGATTACTCTCAAATGGAAGTTAGAGTATTTATGAGTTATGTAAATAACGAAGAGATGAATGAATTGATGAAACAGGATGATGTTGACTTTCATGGAGAAGCGGCAAAGATAGCTTTTAATGTTACAGAGGATGACGAACAGTTTAAATTCTTCAGACAATTAGCTAAATCAATTACGTTTGGAGTTATATATGGTATTGGTAAAGATAAGTTAGCTTTGCAATTAAATACTACTCCTGACGAGGCTGCTCAATATAAAAATACATACTTAGAAAATATGAAGGGTTCTAGAAAATTCTTCAATGCTGTTATTAAAAAGATAAAAGCAGACGGCAGAGTTAGGAATAAGTATGGTAGAGTATATAGAGTACCTAGTGAATTTGGATATAAGGGTGTTAATTACTTAATTCAAGGAACTAGTGCAGATATAATGAGTGAGCGTATGGTTGCTGTGGCAGAATACCTAAAGGATAAGAAGAGTAATCTGTTACTACAAGTGCATGATGAGATTATCTGTGAGATACATAAAGATGAGGTAGATGATGTAGCCCCTGAAATAAGAAGATTAATGAAAGAGAACACTCTTAATATACCACTAGAGGTGGATATGGAAGTATGTGACCCTTCATGGGCAGTAAAAAAAGATTTTGATGATATAAACAAGTTTAATTTAGAAGAACATATAGATTGGGACTAATGAAAGTAACAGCAAAGAAAAACGAAACATTTGAAAAACTCTTAAGACGTTTTAAAAAGAGTTTACAAAAAGATGACACTTTAAATACATACAGACAACGACAAGAGTTTGTACCTAAGAGTGTAAAACGGCAACAACAAAAGGCTAATAAGCTAAGAAAGAGTAGGGAACAGGATGTCTAGCAAAGATGTATTTCATTGTGAAGAAAATGATGATGAAGTTATATACTATAATGGACTAAAAGAAGCCTTTATAGGATTAGGATTTCAACAGTTTAACGGACCCTATGCTATATACGATAGAGAAAAAGCAATAGAAATAATTGCTAGAGATTTTTATAAAGAAAAAAAGAAAGAACATGAGTTTGAAAAAATGGACGCAGAAGAAAAACTTAAAGTTGTCCAAGATATAGGCGATGAAGCATATATGGAAGCAGTAGAATACTTTGAATATAATACTGAGGGGGCATGGATGGGAGATAGAACTCCTATATTTGTAATTATGAAAGACTTATTAACACCGACAGAGGAGATATAAAATGGCACCATCAGGATGGCAAAACCCAAACGCCCCATACGATTTTACAGAAGGGATGTGGCGAGACTACAATGAAAACTATTCACACTTATCATGGGCAGAATATAGACAGATGACAAAGTGGGGTATAAAAAACTTAGTAGATAAGACACCAGATAAACCTAAACAGTATAGTTTTACAGAAGCATACAATAGAGATAATGATGTTGACCCTAAACATTACCATTTTGATATAGAGCCATTTGATTACATACACGACAATCAGATGAACTTTGCAGAGGGAAATGTGATAAAATATATAACAAGGTGGAGATATAAAGATGGTATCAAAGACCTTTATAAAG